AAGACATTCAACACCAGGAGTTACCTTAATATCTCCACCACCTCATCATGATATTTATTCAATCGAAGATTTATCGCAATTAATCTATGATTTAAAACAAATAAATCCCAAAGCAAAAATTGGAGTTAAATTAGTTTCCTCAACAGGAATAGGGTATTACCCTAAATATTATTATACCCCTAAGCTGAAATATCTACAAGTTCACAGTTTCCATCTGAAGTGCATGCTAGAGATTGGGTACCCGTAGTACCATCTTCTGTTTCGTAAAAAGATAAATCTGCCCAACGAATTTCTTTAGGCATTCTAGAAACCAAATCATCATATTCTTCTTTTGTCACTTCCTGATATGGAGCCTGTTTATATGAGTGATCTGAGTGAGGAAGAAATGATATTCCAGAAACCTCGTCAAAATTTTTATATACCCATGCACCAACATCCATCCACTCATCTTCTTTTACTGATACTGTAATTGAAGGTTTATGTTCACACCATGCACGTTGGTATACTAACCATGTATTTAAATGATCAATAGCTGTTAAATCATCTCTAACAATTGCACCTTCTGGAGCTTTTACTGGAAATGAAAATACATAAGTTTGGTCTGGCTTCATAAAGTCATCTTCGCATGGTATCCCAACTTCTTTTAAGAATGTTGAAAGTGGATCTTTTTTATCTCCACGAACTGTTCTAATATAATATGGGGAGTGCCAAGGGTGCATGCCAGATGATACGCCAACTAGCTGAGAAACTGTTCCAGATGGCTTGACACATGTTATAGCAGCAGATTCGTTAATACCAATTTTTTCTGCTTCATCTTTGTTTGTTTCTCTTGCTGCATTTCTTAATTCTGTTAGATATACCTCTAATTGATCCAATCCTTTTTTGCCTGACATAAATGTATGTCCAAATTGTCCAGTTAAAGAAACTCCCAGCAAGCGCTCTTCTTCCGTATTATCTTTCCAGATTTTACGAAGATATTTAAAATCTGTAAGTGTTGATTGCCATGTTCCTAAGATGGTAGCCAGTCTTACTTTTTTTGTTATTTCTTCTCTAGTATCTTTTTCTCTAATGACGACTTCCGAGAGATTGCAAAATTGGTACGGGCGTAAAATGATTTCAGAACAAGGATTGGTACCATAATGAATATCAGGATCTCTTCTACCATATTTAGACGCTTGTGATTGTGCAGCCTTGACATTATAAATACCTCTTTCTCCAGATTTAGAATCATATAAATTTTTCCATTCAGCAATAAACTGTTCCATTTCTGGTTTGCGAGAATATGCTACTGAATTGTTTGATAAAGATCTTTGTGAGTTGTTTTCCCACCAATTACCAGATTTTGCCTGAGCCATTTCAATATCATTTATATTAGATAAAGATATCATTGCTGATCTACGAACTCCTCCAACAACAACCACCTCTCCAATTTTACACATAATATCGTGGCACTCTATTGGCTTTAGCTGACGTCCTGCTGCTGATTTAAACTTTGCAATTGTAAAATCAAATAAGTTAATTAAAGGTTGTGGCCCAGATGATCTTCCGCCCATAGTCTTTAAACGTGCTCCAGCTGGACGTAGTTTAGACACATCAATTGCTGGGATCTGACCAGCCCAAAGCATTGCTAACAATTCACGATACGCTTTTGCCCAACCTTGTTTTGAATCTTCTACCACAATTGTGCTTGTAGACTTCTCGAATGATTCTGGAACAGAAGGAAGTTTATTAACATACTTATATTCAACAGAGAATCCAACACCAGTACCGCACATCAAAATATACATTGTTTCATCAAATGATCTTGGATTATCTACTGGAACAAATGAGCAGTTATATCCTGCAACATGGTCTCTGTCAAGAGCAGCACCTGCAGTCATTACTGCTCGCATTGAAGGCATTACATTTCGATTATATACTGCATCTTTTAGTTCATCTACAAGTTTTTTATCTGGGGTATAGTTATAGTTACTGACCAAATGATCAATCATGAAATTGAAGTAACGATCTACAGTTTCTCCCCATGTTTCACGACGATTCTCATCTGGCATCCATCTTGCGTATCTGGATAACGCAATAAAATTCTCATATGGATTTTCAATAACTCTTGACATATAGCACCTTTTCTCCGCCCTGCGGTTAAATTTAAAAATTAGATAGAGTCTTATTCTAGCAAACTTTATTTATAGAGGGAAGAGGTTTAAGAAAACTTTTTAAAGATATGACCAAAGGCATTATTGGTCAACTGTTTCCAGTTGTATTCTTCATGAATCTTAGTTGACTGAGCATAGTAATATCCAGAATAAGCATTAAAGTTTATAGAAACATCTCTCATAAGTTCAAGTAGATGTTGATGGTTTGGTTCATAAACTTTTCCTTCATGTGGAAATGGCCATAAAGAATCTATCAATTCTGACTTTAACTTTAATGGTCCTAAATAGTTTTCATAATGTGCCCAACCACTTGTACAAATTGTTGGCATACCTGTAGCTAATGCTTGTAATGGAATAAATCCAAATCCTTCTCCATACGATGGATAAACTAATACATCATGGTCATGATATAACTGTACTAATTCTTCAGTACTCATATCTTTATCTATTATATATATATTATTATATAGTTCATTTGGAATACCTAATATATTCTTATCTATATAATTATTATATATTCTAGTAGTATTATGTTTATATACTTTAAGTGTTAAAGAATATCTCGGATCATTACCAAAAAGATTTGTAAAAGCGTCAACCACCATTTGGCCCGCCTTCCGTGGCGCTGGCTCGCCAACATGTAAAAACTTTATAACATCTTTTTCACGACGGCGGCGGGGCGACCAAACAGGATCTATCCCATGTGGAAAAACACGAACATCTTTGTATCCATTGTCTTGAAAAACATTTGCACACCAATCAGATGTTGTCCATATTTCATCAACTAAACTTAGCGGACTACGCCATCTTTCTGGAATTACAGTTGATTCCCATGGAGTATAACTAATCTGATATTGATTTCTGTGTAATTTAAAATAATCTGGTTGTGAAAAATTTAATTGTACTGGTGCTTTTGGAGATTGAAATCCAACAGTATGTCCTAATTCTTTTAATGAATCTACTATTTTTGTACCAGCATGACCATAGCCATTATTAGTTTTCATATTAATAATTGGTGTTGAAAATGAAATTATCATAAAAATTTTCTGGTCAACCAGCTTGACACCTTTTGTCAAACAATGATACTATTGTATTTCGTTATCTCTAAAGGAGGAAACCCCAATGGAGAATATAAAACAAAAGCTGAGCGACGTGGCTCACAGTTGGACTGCTATAGGAATGATAACATTGTTTCTATTTGGAGTCCAGCCTTCGCCAATACCAAGCGCAGAAGCTTTGCCAACACTGGTAACAGTCGAGGAACAAAAACTACAAGCAAAACAACTGAAGAAAGAAACGCTGGAAAAATTCAGCAACGCTGTTTACAAACCTTCAGAAATGCTTACAGACAAAGAGTTGCTGCAACTACTCAAAGCTGTAGGATTTGAAGGACAAGCCCTTAAAATGGCTTGGGGTATTGCCAAAGCAGAGTCTAATGGACGACCAATGGCATACAACGGTAACAGGAATACTGGAGACAGTTCCTACGGAATTTTTCAGATCAATATGCTGGGCAACCTGGGTGATGATCGTAAAGAGAAATTCGACCTGAGATCAAATGTACTTTTGTTTGATCCAGTAATTAACGCAGAGATAACGTATTATATGACTAAAGGCGGAGTCGATTGGTCTTCATGGCCAAATTCGATTAGCAAAGCTAAGAAATTGGCTACTCAATTTCCAGATTAGTTAGGAGATAAATTGAGGATACAGATTGTGTCCAAATATTTAGATCTTGCATCGCAGGGCCTTGTATCAAAAATGGATTGTCCATTAGATCAAGGCCTTTTGATGCCTAATCAAACAATTGATGATAAAATTTATCTATACTGTCTTTCTTGCGATTATAAGAAAGAGATAGGGCTAGAACTGTATGGACGAATGGAAGAAGCCATCAGAAGAAACTGACGGCGGAGTAATAAAAGAAACAGACCAAATGGGTCGTGAAAAATTCTGGGAAGATATAGGTAGACCATGACTGAAGAAAATAAAGAAGACTTATCAGAAAACCTAGATATGGTCAACTACATTATGCTGCACCGCATTTATGATGTTATGACTATTATTGCAAGTAAATTAGTGGGGGCGGAGGAAGTGGAGAAAATGATTAAATATCATGACCAAGGATATCTATTAGGTCCCGCTCCATCTTATACTCCACAGGAAGAAAATAATGACAACTAAACCTTGGGATATATTTAATCCAGGAACACAATGGTGCTCTCAAGAAGAATATGAATCAAGAATATTAATTTGTAAAGGTTGTGAAAATTTTATAAATGTTACAAAACAATGCAAGAAATGTGGCTGTCATATGCCAACAAAAGCAAAAATGAAATTGTCTGAATGTCCAATAAAAAAATGGTAAATAATCTATATATAGATCAAATTACTCGATATATGAATGCAGCACGTTTAGAATTTCAAAATTATTATGATGATGTCGCTATGGCAAATGGAGCCCTTAAGTGGACTATAGAATATCTCGAAAAACAGCTAGGAAATTGCCACGGCGTCAAAGACAATAAGTGCTACTTCTACTGGAAGCATGAAGATTGCAACCGTCTAATGAACCTTCTATTTGATTTAACGGGGGATGACAAATATTTAGAAAATAGAATGAAAGGTAGTTCCTGGGAATAAAAAGTAGTTGACTTAAAAAATAAGATATGTGATACTTAGATCTGTACGGGTCGTAGCATCCCACCGTTTGCTCCCCGTACGTACGCTTCGGCGTAGCAAGTCCCAATTGGATCCGCCTCCGATTGGGATTTGTCCTTTCAGGAGGTATAATAGAGTAATGGCTGTAAATCATGGGATTAAACAAATTGGTGCAATTGCTGTAACGCTTAGCAATTGGAATCCAAATAGATCAGAGTCTTCTTTGATTATTAAAAACATTTCCTTTAACAATGTTTATATTGGCGCATCTCATGTTACTACAAGCGACTATGGCTTTAGACTTTTACCAGAACAGACTCTAAGCATAACTCTTGGCCCGTATGATGAAATCTATGCAATAAGCGATTCTTCGGCGGAAGTATCAATACTAGTATTGGAGAACTAATGGCAACATATATTAATGCTACATCTGGAATACCGCAGTATTCTCCATCCACCCCTGCCTCATTTGGATTTGATGCATTTGGTAGAACAAAGATTGCACAACCCTATACTCTTTTTGATAATCAGCATAGATACACCTCTGGAGATGAATTTAGCGATTTAACAAGCGGAACTGCTACAGTATCTTACTTGGAAAATGAATCCACAGATCTTTTAACAATAGGCACTGCTTCTGGAGATAAGATTTATAGGGAATCCAAAAAATGCTTTCCATATCAACCTGGTAAAGCTTTAACCGTATTTCAAACTTTTGTTTTCAATACAGCTAAAACTGGACTTCGTCAAAGAGTTGGATATTTTTCTAGACAAAATGGAATCTATCTGCAGCAAAGTGGTTCTACTGTATCCATAGTTCGCAGAACATATACTAGTGGAGCTATTGAAGAAGAAGTTGTAAATCAGGCAAATTGGAATGTTGATTCATTAAATGGTACTGGTCCAAGTAGAATAACTTTAGATCTTACAAAAGCTCAGATATTTTTTATGGAGTATGAATGGTTGGGAGTAGGCTCTGTAAAAGCAGGATTTGCTATAAATGGTCAATTTATTACAGCCCATCAGTTTAATCACGCTAATATTATAAATAAAGTTTATATGACTACCGCCACTCTTCCGCTTCGATACGAGATTGAAAATATTGCAAGCACAGCTAGTTCTAGTTCATTTAAACAGATATGTTCAACAGTATTATCTAATGGCGGATACGACAGAAAGCCAGAAGTATGGTCTGCATCTAGAGCAACATTATTTCAAAACATAGGTACAACATTTGTACCACTTGCAGCAGTTCGTCTTAAATCTGGAAGAATGCACTCTGTAGTTCAAATAGCTAGATTAAATGTAGCTACAGTTACTAATAATCTTTTTGAATATGCACTTTTCAGAAATCCAACAATTGCAGGCGGATCTTGGGTAGAAAATACTCCAACACAAGATACAGAGTATAACGTAACAGCAACATCTATGACTGGTGGAACAATAGTTCGTAGAGGGTTTTTGGCGGGATCTAATCAGAATAACGCTGCCGCAGATCTAGAGATAGAAAATAGTTTTGATTTACAGCTAGGTAGAACTAACGCAGATACCCCTGTATCTGACATATATTGCTTGGCTATTAGAACCATATCTAGCACGGGAGA